ACAAGCAATGTTCGATCAAGCACAAATGTTGGAGGGTAGATTAGCATAATGGCATTACCAGATTATTTAGAATCATCCGCAAAAGATTTTGCCCGTCAGCTGACGGCTGCAACTTCTGCACCTATAGATACAAGTAAATTTGTAGGTCGTCAGTTTGTTGCTGGTGAAGACCCATTACAAACACAAGCCATTGGTTTAGCGACACAAGGTATAGGTTCTTTTCAACCATTTTTACAAGGTGCACAACAAGCCATAACACAAGCAGGACAGACAGTTGGACAGGTTGGACAAGATATTTCTGGACTCGGACAATTCATGGGCACTGGAGCAGGGACCGGGGCTGGATCAATTGCAGCTTTTACATCACCATTTCAACAACAAGTTATTGACGAATCATTAAGACAATTTGATTTATCAAGACAAGGTGGCTTACAACAGATCGCAGATCGAGCAGCACAGTTTGGTGCGTTTGGTGGTGGTAGACAAGGTGCATTAGAAGGACAATTTATGGCCGACACTGCATTAGGTAGAGCAGGACTTGAAGCACAACTAAGAGCACAAGGTTTTGCAGATGCAGCGGCTAGAAGAGGACAGGCATTTGGACAGCAACAAGCTTTAGGAAATCAAAGAGCTGCACTAGCGGCTCAACAAGCAAATTTAGCACAGAATCAATTTGCACTATCTAATTTTCAAAGAGCTGGACAAGCAGCAGATATTGCTAACTTAGGTCAATTAGGTGCGTTTAGACAAGGATTAGAACAATCAAGATTACAAGCAGATGCACAGGCTGCGCAAACTGGAGCTTTTGAACCATTACAAAGACTTCAACAATTTGGAGCAGGATTAAGTGGATTAGCAGGATTTGCTCAAACTGCACCATTACCAGCGGCTGCTCCTAGTCCATTCTCTACAGCTTTAAGCACAGCATTAGGTATTGGTGGATTGTTTGGAAAATTTAGGAATTAATATGGCTAAAAATAAAAAATCTACATTTCAAAAATTAAAAGATAAAGCAGCTTACAAAATAGGATCTGGTATTATGGCTGGATCTACCCTTTTAGAGGCACCTGATTTATTTAGATACCTAATGGGTATGAAAAAAGGTGGTCGTGTTGGCTGCGGTGTTGCTAAACGTGGATTTGGCAAAGCAATGAAGAGGAAGGGATGAGACCATTAAATAGACCAATGTTTAGATATGGTGGTCCTATTAAAGAAGGGATCATGAGTGGTATGCAGGATAGACCTGGATATAAAAAAGCAGGTGTGGTTGCAGGATTAATTTCTAAGATACCTGGTGGTCAAGCTCTTATAGATCAAGGTAGAGGTATTATACCTAGAATATTTAACAGAATTAAACCAACATTTAAAATGCAACCGGGTGTTGTTACAGGTGGAACTACTGGAACTAGACAAAAATACATATCTCAAACAATGCCGCCAGTTCCTTTCATGGAAAGAGCAGGAGCATTTGTAAAAGAAAATCCATTTTTTACTGGAGCCACAGCACCTTTTGTTGTTAGTGGTGCAGTAACCGCAACACCTACAATATTAGATACAGCTGGAAAAGTAGCTAAGGCAACTGCATTACAAGCTACAGATCTTTTAGTCCCTGATTTTATATTTGACCAAGATAAATTTTTAGAAAATAAAAAAATAGCTGACTTAAATCAAGAAATAGAACAAAAAAATAAAACTAAAAAACTAGATGAAAAAGACAAAGGCACCGGTGATACTACTAAAAAGATAGATAGAGACGCGGAAATACAAGCTAATAGAGAGAGATATTATAAGATCTTAGGTATAGATAAGATGAAAAAAGATGCAGCATACGATTCATTAATTGATGCAAGTAAAATTATACAACAAGAGGGTGGAGATCTTAAAGGCGCTATTAAATCAGGAACTTTACAAACTCAAATTATAGATGCAATATCTAAAAATTTAGACAAGTCTGCAGATATCAAACGACAAATAGATGCTGCTATTGTTAAAGGTGAAATAGACAAAGATATTAACAGAGAAAAAAATATGTTGGATAAACTAGTAAAAGAAAAACAATTAAAAGTATTAGATAAACAATTAGAAGGTGGATCATTACAAGAAATATTAGCCGATCTTAATAAACAAGGTATTGTTCCTGAAGGTCCAGAACTAGCTTCTTTAGCATTAAGAAAAGACATAGATATTCCTGCTGGACATACATTTAATTCAAAAGATGTTGCATCTTTCTTAAAAGAAAACCCAACTTTAAACGTTGTTGATTTTGTTAATGATCAAAATCTTAAACTACAACAGGCAGGAAAAGGTAGTCTAAACCCTGGTAATTATGTTGTAGGTAAAAACATTATTAAAGTTGGTGAAGACGGAAAAGTTATCGACGTTTTAATATAGGAGTATAAATGGCACTCCCATCAGATTTAAATCCACTTTCTTACAGCAAGAACAACAAAGTAGGTACAATAGAATCAATATTGTCTGGTGTTGTATCCGGTGTTATTGGTATACCAAAAGGTTTCTTTTCTTTAGGTGCAACTCTTATAGATCTTGGTGCAGGCACAAGATATGCAGCAGAAGTAGAGTCGTTCTTTGATGATCTTACAGAGTTTGATGAGAAAGCAGAAGCAACAGCTGCTGGTAAAATTACAGAGGCATTAGTAAACATAGGTATACCTGCTGTACGTGGTATAAAACTTGGTGCACAGCTTGCAGATGATGCAATGCGTGCGAGTAGAAATAATAAATATTTTAAAACAACAAATCCAAATCTTACAAAAGCTATAGATAAAGCCACAGAATTAAACGCCAAAGGTAAAACAAATAAATTTATTGCAGGTGCTTTAGGTGGTGGTGTTGCTGAGGCTGTATTTGTTGGCGATGTAGAACAGATAGGTACGTTTGGAGATTTTGTTGGTGGACCAACCAAAATAGATAGATCTTCTGATGACGATCCAACAAGAGAATTATTAAACAGAGTTAAGTTTGGTGTAGAAGGTGCACTATTTACAGGCATTATAGGTGGTGCAGGTAAAGTGGTTAAAAGACTTACAGATAGAAATAAAAAATTAGATACAGCTAACTCTAAACTAGATGCATTTATTGATAAGATTGCATCAGGGTTCAGGGCACGTAGTGGTAAGACTCAAGAATTTTTTGACATAGAAAGATTATCTGTTGGTGAAAGAGCTGCAGATGCAGCAGGTGCAAGAAACATATCTAGGGAACTAGACCAAGCAATTGACAAAATATTTCCTCCTATACGAACTGTATTAAATCAAGGTGAAGCTGCAAAAAGAAAACAAATGTTAACAAAGATAAATGATTTATTATTATCTGGTGACCCTAAATTAGATGATCTTGGTGTTGCAACATTTGGTAAATTAGATGAAACAAAAAAAGCTACGTTGGTAAAAGAATTAAAAAATATGAAAGTGGATGATCAAGTTATTACAGACATACTTGCTAGTCTATCTTCTATTAGAACTAGATGGTCAGACTTGTTTTCTAAATTAGGGAGATCATTAGGTCAAAACGAAATAAAAGAATTTAAAACTTTATTTGGTAATAAGTTTAAAAACTACATTGGATCTACATATGATATATTTCAAAATCAAAGTATTTTTCCGTGGGTAAGATACACACCAGCTAGAGAAGCAGTAGACGAAGCAAAAGAAGTATTTAAATCTAGTGCACGAGAAGCAGGTGAGGAGATGACAGATCTTCAAGCAGAACAAGCTGTAACAAGAGTATTAAAAACTGCAAGATTACCAAAAGGTATTAGAATGGATAAACCGTCTGACGCTATCTTTGAAGTGCCCGCATTTTTTGTAAATAGAACTACACTGGACGAAGTTGTAACAGCCAGAGGATCTGCATTAGTATCTGCAGGTGCAATTAAAGAAGCAGATAGAAAAGTATTTGAAAAACTTTTAGGTAAGCAACAAAACCCTATGCAAACTATATTAGGTGGTACAGCTAAACTATCTATGATTACAAGAAGAAATTTATTTTTTCAAGATCTTATAAAAAAAAATGATGAGCTTATAGCTGCTGGTAAAAAACCTATGTTTGCTAAAACAGCTGATGAAGCAAGACTTGTGTTTGGTGATGACTATCAACAGATAAGAATTGACCAGGCTAAAACACTTAGTGTTGCAGCTAAAGGTGGATCTGTAAACCCACTTAATGAATTATATACTACATCAGGTATGGCAAAAGCTTTAGAAAATACATCACTTTCTTTTGATAAAGCAGGTATGTTAGGTCAACTATATCAAAGTTTAATTTTATATCCAAAAGGTTTATCACAGATAGCAAAAACAATTTTATCACCGGTGACACACGTTAGAAATTTTGTGTCTGCTGGTGCGTTTGCAACAGCTAATGGTATTATACCAAACAAAGAAGCTATTACTACAGCGTATCAAGCATTACAAACACCATTAAAAGGCACGAGACAGCAAAATGATTTGTATGAAGAGTTATTAAAATTAGGTGTTGTAAATTCTAACGTAAGATTAGGAGACCTAACTAGGTTGCTTGAGGATGTAAACTTTGGTGAAACAATGACGTCAGACAAAGGTCTTCGATTACTATTAAAACCATTATCAAAATTAAAATCTGTATCACAAGATTTATATACAGCTGAAGATGACTTCTGGAAAATAGCATCATGGGCTATGGAAAAAACAAGATTAGAAAAAGCCTTTGCAGCAAAAGGTGTTACTAGAGGTATGACTGTAAAAAGAAATGGTGTGGATATTGTAGTCGATGAACAATTTTTTAAACAAGAAGCTGCTGATATTGTAAAAAATAACATACCAAACTATGACTATGTATCTGACTTTGTTAAATCATTAAGAAAATTACCTGTTGGTAACTTCGTATCATTTCCTGCAGAAATAGTTAGAACTGGTACAAATATTGTAAGACGTGGTCTTAGAGAAATAAACGAAGAGTTTGTTACACCTGATGGCAAAACAATAAAACCTTTTGAAGGTATTGGGCACACAAGATTATTTGGGTTTGGTGCTACAGTTGCAGCTGTGCCTTATGCAACACAAAAAGCTTTCCAAGCCATCTATGATGTAACTGATGAAGAGAGAGAAGCTATACGAAGATATGTTGCTCAATGGTCTAAAAACTCAACTTTATTACCAATAAAAAATAAAGACGGGTCTTTTTCATATGTAGATTTTAGTCATGCTAATGCATACGATACTTTATTAAGACCTGTGCAAACTATAATAAACGCTGTTGCCGATGGTAGAACAGATGAAGATGGTTTAATGGACGATTTCATTGCAGGTACATTTGCATCCATGTCAGAATTTGCACAGCCGTTTATATCAGAATCTATTTGGACTGAAGCTGTAGCAGATATTTTAGCTAGAGGTGGTAGAACTAGAGATGGTTTCCAAGTATTTAACCCACAAGATACCTCTGGTGATAAAGCATATAAAATTATGGGTCACTTAGTTAAAGCTCAAATGCCTTTTTCTTTTGAACAATTAAAAAGATTAGATAGATCTATTGAATCTGTAGATGTTATTACTAGAGGTAAGTTTGATAAATATGGACAAACATTTGAATTTGGTGATGAGTTTGCAGGGTTATTTGGTTTTAGAGCTGTAAATGTAAATCCAGGTAGAGCAATTAATTTTAAAGTAGCTGACTATCAAAGAGGTGTAAGGGAGTCTAGATCGTTATTTACTAGAGAGGCTTTACGTGGTGGACCAATAGAGCCAAGAGAAATTGTAGATGCATATATAAATGCAAATAGATCTTTATTTAATGTAAGAAAAAATTTTAAAAAAGATATAGATGCAGCTAGAATTTTAAACATAAGTAATTCTGAATTTAGAACAGCAGTTGATAGATTATCTGGAATAGAAGTTAATACAATTGACAGAAATATATTTAGGCCAATAAATATTTCACCAGATATAAGAAGAGCATTTAGAGACAACGCTGCTGCAATAGGTACAACAAGCCCATTAGACGATGCACAAAGCGCAATATCATCTATTCAAAATATAATGAGAGGGATATCTTTAGAAGAACCTAACTTTCCATTTATAGAAAATCCATTATTACCTATTACACAAGATACACCTGTAACACCAACATCTTTAAACTTACCAAGTATTGACTCAAATATAGTTAATAATCCGGGTGCAGCGGGTTCTTTTTCAGGCTTGACAACGGCGCAAAAACTGCAAATATTGTTTCCACAAGGATAATTATGGCTAGAAAATCAGCATTACAAAAAATAGAATCACATGAAAAGCTTTGCAGAATTATGCAAAAGCAGACGTTTGAACAAATAAAAGAAATGAAAGATCGTATTAAAAGATTGGAGTATTGGATAGTGGGAGGTATGGGAGCTGTTCTCATAACTTTACTCACTGACATTGCAAGATGATAACAACAGGTTTTGGCATAGGAATGTTTTTTTATGGTATGGGTTGCATATGCATAGGAGCAACGATTGCATATTATATTATAAATAAAACTCAAAAAACTAAAGAAGAAATAGAACAAGAAGAAAACGAAAAATATTTAAAAGAACTACGGGGAAAACTATAATGGAATTGACACGAAACTTCACTCTCTCAGAGCTTATTAAATCAGACACTGCTATCAGGAAGGGCATTAACAACAATCCTAATGCAGAACAAATAGAAAAATTAAAAACACTTTGTGAAAAAATTTTACAACCAGTTCGTGATCATTTTGGTAGAGTTAAAATAACATCAGGCTATCGTAGTCCTGAATTATGTGTTGCTATAGGATCGAGTTTGTCCAGTCAACATTCAAAGGCAGAAGCGGCGGATTTCGAAGTAATGGGTGTTGATAATTGTGAGCTTGCAGATTGGATCAAAAGAGAACTTCCGTATGACCAGCTTATATTAGAGTTCTACACTCCAGGTGAACCTAACAGCGGGTGGATACATTGCAGCTATACGGAGGGAACACCACGAGCTAGTTTTTTACACGCATTTAGATCTGAAGGTAAAACAAAATACAAACCTATAATAGGAAACGCAAAAGATTTATTTGTTTAAAAAAACCAAATTAAACACAAAACAAGACTAATCCACAATCCAAATCTTATAATAACACCAGGTCTTAAATCCATTCTTTTAACTCCTCTCCCATTATCTGTGTAGCTATATCAACTTTCTTACGTAAAGCTTTTACAATACGAGTATCAACAGTGTTTTCACATATAATGTCTATGTATGTCATGGGCTTCTCTTGACCTATACGATCTATTCTAGCCTCTGATTGCTGTCTTTTCTCCAGGTCATAACCATTAGAGTAGTAAATCATAGTGCTGGCAGCTGTAAGTGTAATACCATAACCACCAGTCTGTGTAGTTCCTACAAAGAAACGAACTTTAGAATTAGGGTCTTGAAATTTTTTTATATTTTCTTGTCGTTCTTCTTGTGGTGTTAATCCATAGTAATCTACATAACAACCCTCTCCAAATTCATTATGTAAGGCTGCTAATATATTATTAACATCTCTTTGAAACTGGGCCCAGATAACAACTTTGCCCTCTATCTCATACAATAAATCTAATAATTCACCTATTCTATTATTAGGCATTTCATGTATAGTGCCATCATCAGCTGTGAAATGACCACATGTTATTTGTTGTAGTCTCATAAGCTGAGTTAGCACTGTGGCTGTGGTCATCATCTTACCATTTAATTTAGCGTGTGCTAATTTTTGCATTTGTAAGTATGCTTTAGTTTGTTCTTCTGTCAGCATAACTTCCCTCTTCATAAATGTTTTCTTTGGTAGATCTAAACACTCATCTTTTAATACACGGTAAGAGAATGCTTTTAATTTTTCTGACAGTTCATCTAAATTTCTATAGCCAACTACAATCTGTACGGACCTACCACTAAAGTTTGCTGTTCTCATCACAGCGTATCTAGTTCTAAATGCATAATAAGAATTAAAACCTAATAACTCATCTTCTAAAAACTCACATTGTTTGTATAAATCTAATGGTGATTTAGTTACCGGTGAACCAGTAAGTATTCTTTTATAAGATGCAAGTTTACCAATGCTCACAATATTTTTTGTACGTTTTGCATTTGGATTTTTTATTGTGGTGGACTCGTCAATGGCCATCATAGATCTGTGAGAATTTAAAAATTTTTCTGCAAAAGCCACACCTTTCTTTGTAGATAAAGCCTCTACATTCATGACTAATATGTGTAGGTCTTCGCCCGTTTCAAACAGTGTATCTAATTTTTTTTGTTGTTTTGCATTAATTAATGATTGCCATAAAATACTTTTATAATCTATGTGATCAACAAGGTGTGTGGGTATCTCACCTTCATACCAGTTTTTTACTACACCTTTGGGTGCCACAATTAGAACACCATTGATCTTACCATTATCATATAGCATAGATATATTATCTATTAATACTTTAGATTTACCGGTACCCATCTCCATAAAATATGCAAAGTAGGGTCTATCCCATGACATTTCTAATGCCTTAAGCTGGTGAGCATATGGCTCTGTTTTAAATTTATAATTCATAAAACTTTTTCTTTCTAGTTGACATTAATATATACATGATTATATTGTTTGTCAATGTCAGAAAGAAAAGTTTATTTAATACAAGAAGTACCTGGTACAAAAGCTGGAACACCTAAAATAAATATTGTAGGTGCTAAAAAGTATGGTGATGTAATATCATTGTTACCAGAACTTTCACAAATAATTTTTTCACCGGGTCCATTAATTTTTAAATTAAGAAAACTTTTAAAAAATTTTAGACCGGAAGATTATTTATTGTTAACAGGTGATCCTGCTATCATAGGTGTTGCATGTTCTATTGTTTCTGATATTACAAATGGTAAATACAACTTGTTGAAATGGGATAAACAAGAAAGAACATATTATCCTATAGCAATTAATTTATATGAGAAAGGAGAAGTAAATGAGTAGTATTGATTTTGAACAAGACCAAAGAGAAGATTTGAATTCAGTTAATGATGCAAAATCATTATCAGATCAAGTCGTAAAACTAAAATCATTAGAGGACGATTTAGTAAAAAAAGAAAAAGAATTAAAAGAACTGAAGAGACATATCGAATTAGTTTCTGGTGAGGTTATACCTACCATGATGCAAGAGATGAACATCTCTACATTAAAACTAGCAGATGGTTCTTCAGTTGAAGTTAAACCAGTTTATGGCGCTTCTAT